GGTGTTAGTTTTGAGGACTTCTATTCAAAGGATGATGTCACTGATCGAGTACTTAATAGTCTGAGATAAGGAGATTGTTTTATGGGGTAGATGGAGATTGGATGGATGAGATTCACTTAGATGATGAACTGATGACGGTGAGTGATGTTTGTAAATTCATACACTGTAGCAAGAATAGGGTGTATGAGTTGATAAACAGAGGAATCCTACCATGTTTAAAGTTAGGTAATTATAAGATTCTTAAGAGCGAGCTCTTAAAGTTTATTAAAAAATATGAGGGATGCGATCTGACAAACCTCAGTAAAGGGGTAGTGTACATGGATAAAGGATTCAAAACGCCTACATGAGGAGGTGATTTTGGATGAAGAAGTTAAAAGAGTACCTTGGAGTCGGATTTATGGTAACCGGATTTATAGTGATGGTGGGGGTAACAGGCCGAGCAGACTATGCGACGGCCACCCGGACTGCCTTCAGTGACCTGAAATTGTTACTTGGATTGGGAGTCGGCGTGATGTTAATGACTATAGGAGGCCTATTAAAGGGCTGGTTACACTGGTAATTGTAGTTGTTAGTTAGAGTAGAAATATTAGATTTGTGATTTCTATATAGTAGATTTGTAAATATTTTATATTAGATTCAGATGTTATAAAAATAGATCTTTAATAGTTAAATTTAGAAATTAAAACCTACTAAAAAGAGATTTTAAAATAGTTAATTTGGATAGCATCAGGAGGTGCGGTTTAGGTAGATGACTCGGTGAGTATTCTCATCTTCTACCACGTCTTTTATGAGGGTACCACCTTGAGGGTACTTAATCCGCTCCACCTGTTGTTATATAATGTTCTTTCTATATAGTGATTAAGGGAGTGAGATGGTGAGTGAGGAGCCGAGTTTAAAATCGGTTCTGAACTCACCACCCACGACCGAGATTAACTCACGCAGTGAGTTATTCGAGTTAGTGAGTTGTAAGGATTTTTTGTTATGTATCCAGTTTTTTGTTGATTTAAGGGCGTCAGCGGGGAGTTTTAAAAAAGAATATATGTGAGTGAGATTTTTGCCTATGATTTTTTAGTGTGAGTCCACCGAGTGAGTGTCTTAAAATTTTGCCCCCGATGAGGCTATTTAATCTTTGTAGTTAAGGCCTTTTGAGGTCGAGTGGTGAAGCTAGTTGATGCCAGCAGATTTTGCTACTTAAAGTAGCAGTCTCAGAGAGGATCTTTATTATGAAAAGGATCGAGAGAGTAAAAGAAATGTCAGAAGCACAGTTAGCATTCTTCATTTGGAGTTTGCTATTGTGTAAGAATACCCCGATTTCAGGGTGGAGGAATATAACCGATGTGGTTGAATGGTTATCAGGTGAGTGGGTAGATAATGAGTACCCATTATATTAGGGCAGCTATTTAAAGGAGGGCGATATGGATGGATCCAAGAGTTCTGGTGATGATGTTGTTAAAGTTAAGGGGTAGATGCTCAGGGTGGTATGTTAATGATGACACAACGGCTTTAAATGCCGCTATATCTGTTATCCAGAGGTTTTGTTACCCCTCATTACCGAGGATAACGAAAATAAATGGGTCGAAGCAGTACTTTTGTTCGAGATGTAACCGAAAAATGCTTCGAACTTATCTCTGGTGTCCGCATTGTGGGCAGAGAGTATTAGTAGAGCAGAAATAAGATGTTTTAATTTTGTAGTTTAGTAAGAGGAGCCTAGTTTTTAGGTTATTTGAGGGATTTGATTAAATTTTAGTAATAATATAAAGTGGTAATTTTGCCCTCTTTTAAATATAGGTCAGGACTCCTAATTGAAATGTTGATTTTAGTTTTTAGAGTGAGTGCAGACTTGTATTTGAAAGGGGGCAATTTTTATGTCTTGTAGATTTGATATTCACTCCACCCGAGTAAAGGATGGAATAGCAGGGGTATTCGAGAATTCGGATATTAAAGTTAGATTTTTTGTAGATGATGCTGGCGCAATTTATACATCTACTAAAAGTCCAGTAGCAGATAGCCTGCTAATGGAGATGATTGACTGGATAAAGGAGAGAATACTTAAGGAGGTAAAGTGATATGTCTGAATATTTGTTAGAGTTTGGTGTTACGGATGAGATGTTAGAGGACTCTGAGATGCAATGTATAGCCGACGCCGATTTTACGGATAAAGCCACCATTGCAGTAGATAAAGTAGTACCCATAGAGGAGGCCACTTTAATGAATGGTGATAGAATCCCGATTGAAATAGATGATCTCACCGATGATGAGTTAGATGCCATAGATGAGGCAGATGAGGATTTCCAAAACCCCATCAAAAGCCTTGTAAAAGGCAGAGTAATATCTGGGAATATAGAGATAGGTTTCGCAGCTATAGTAGATGAGGGGGATGAAGTTAAAGTATTCACCGAGAATGATGACCCTAATGGCTATGAGGTGCGAGAGATAGCGGCTATGTTTGTAGAGGAGCGGCTAATGGACTATTTAGATGTCTAAGTAGTTAGAGGACGAATAGAGTTTATAAGTATTTGATTTCTTTATATAGAGTAAGGGCAATCGAGAGGGGGCGGGTTCCCCGCCCCAGCAATAGGGTAGATAACCTAAAAACAAGGATAGAAAAGGAGAGATCTACCATGATGAATTTGATGTATTGTGTAAAAGAAAGTGAAGGTATTGTAAAGGCTTCTATGCCGGGGAAAAGTATTGTTGCTTATAGATTTGATTTTAGTAAGTTAGCGGAGTTGAGGAACAGCTCTGAAGTAGTAAAAAATAACTTCATTTCGTACATTTTACGGAAAAAAGTGTTTGGTCAGGACAGACTCTATGTGGGTATGTCCACGAACGGAATTAAAAACCGCCCATTTGAGCACTTCGATTTGGAGTATGAGTGGGATGAGTGCTATGTAGTAACGGACGAGGCAGAGGAATCTTATTGGGATAAGGCTGTTGCAGAGCACGCCGAGAATTATCTCAGATCTGTAGTAGATAACTCACACCGGTACTTAAATTATACAAAGCATACCTCAAGGCGCACTTTACCCGACCACATGCGTGTAATTTGTGATGAGGCTATGAGAGACGCCACTGGTATGCTACAGACGATCGGTCTGAATCTGGATGATTCTAAGGCACCCGACCGTAATCTGTTATTATCCCACGTTGATGAGTTCAAGGAATACCCAGATGGTATACCTTGTTACTATAATGATCGAGTCAAAGACTCGATTGTTGTGGGTATATATCTTCCGAATGAAAGAAGAGGGAGTAATTTTCTTCTTTTTAAAGGATCCACCGTCTGCGACGACGGTAAATGGGCGCCAGTGGCTAAGGAAGAAAGCCGCTATGACTACCCATTCTATCTTGGTCTGCAGATACACGGCACTTTAGTAGATGATGTTTTAGTAAAAACTATTAAAACTTCTATATCACGGGCTAAGAGTTTAGCCTCAGGCAGCAGTTGCGACTCTCCATACAGGTACTTTACCTGTTTAAATGGTAGAACGTTGGCGGATGAGTTATTCTATAGAGCTTTAAAAGCAGAGGAGGTAAAGGATGATGACAGAGACACAGATTGGTGAGATGGATCGATGGTTAATTGATGGTGACTGTTCACTGTGCAGAAGAGCCAGTTATTGCTCTAAAGTATGTACTATGCGCAGGAGGAACGCCCAGAGACTCCTCATACAGGGTATGAAGAGGAAGACGGGGGTAGATGTTATAGAAAGTAAGTTAAAAGAGGCTTGTGGGGAGTAATCCTCACAAGTCACTTTTATAAGAGGTTTAAGGTAGTAGAGAGATAGGGCAGGGAGCTAATTGATAGTGCAGATAAGGAGGTAAAGGTATGTACTATGGTTTGAGATTGTATAGCGCAAGCTATATAAATATGGATTTTGAAAAATTAGATCCCGCAAGTTTTAAAATGGGGGATGAGTTGTCCAGAATAGTATATGAGGCGGCTCTATGTATCGGAGTGATGGACGGCATATCTCTTGAGGGGGTATATGTTGGTAAGAGGCTGATAGGAAAATGTAACTTGTATAGAGTTGATTATATAGTCAACGGAGTTAAAGTCTCTTTTGCTTTCACCATAGAGAGTTTAAAGAGTTCTGAGTCCTATGATTGGTTAGTTAATATGGGACTTTCCTATCATGAGAAGGTAACATACTTCAGGAATTATATTTCTGAAGTACTATCTATGTTTAATAAGGGTATAAAACCCATGATTTTCACGGGTGAGTATGAAAAATGGGAGGCAGAGGATGCAGAGAGTAAAGCTATTCATTAATGAGGCTAAAGGGCTATACGGTATAAAGGATGAAACCGGAAAGGTGATTGTAATCCCTGTATTTCGGAGTGAAAAGAATGCACGGAGGTATCTTAAAGAGATGGAGTGGGTACTGATAGATGACGATTTAAAAAGAAGGCAGAACGACTTGGTCTTTACTATAAAGAGTAAAGTTGAGGACTTTAAAGCCGCTGAGGGCGCTGCTCCTAACTCTATCTTAGTATCTGAATTATGTTACAACACTCTTGATGTTTGTGAACTGGTTCAGGTTGGCGTCTTTAACGGGGTAGAGGCCGAGTCTCTGATGGGGATGAAGCTAGAGGTTGATCGTGGTAACTGGAGTCAACGAATTTCAGTAGGAATTTTAAGATAGGATTTTAGTGGAGTCTGACGAAGTAAATAAGTATTAAAAGTACTGTTTACTCGCCAGACTTCTATTAGTTTCAAGAAGTCTGTTTTATATAGAGGAGGTATGGAAATGAGAGGTAAAAGGAGTGTCGAGTCGCTATTTGATAGGATTTTATACATTAAAAATTGTGAGAAAGTTCTCTGTAGTAGTGAGATGAAGGACGTCGATTCTTTGATTGGTGATTTTAACTCGCCCGATTTTAACCAAACCAGTCTAGGGGTATTAATAACCCTAGCTAAGGAGGAGGATTGTAAAAAGCTGAAGGAGTTGATTTGGGAGCTATTATTCCGAGAGAGGATAAAACTCTCTGATCAGTTAATAAGTGCTTTAAAGCGCCTACCAGTAGATGAAAAGGATGTTTTGTTCTCTTTATATTTTAAGGGTATGACTGTTAATGAGGTCGCAGAGGCGAAAGAAAAGTCTAAGGTGTGGGTGAGGCAGCAGAGGCAGCGTGCATTTGCTCGCCTGAACGCCGATGATGACTTTTAATTAAATTCACGAATACAATTTACAATTAGACTGAAAAATGGTATAATAATTGTAAGAGATTTTAAAGCTTTTTCTTTTTGAACTTTCGCATGTCTACTATAAAGCTAATTTTTTATATTAAAATCCCTTGATTTTACAATTAAAGAGCGGTGAGGGGCTTCGCCCCTTTGAGAGCCGTAAGGAGTTTAACCGCCCTGCGGGGCGGAAGAGAGGCGGGCACCGGGCTTGACCCGACTTGCCCGACTTGAGTGACTCTAAAATTTATACCATTTTAGCTAGTTACCTCTTAAAATAGTTACTTTTTACTCAGTTTGGCAACTATCTTTGATGGTTGCCATTTTTTATGTAAAGGGGGCAAGAGTAGCTATGAAGGATATCTACGCAGTTCAGAGGACTCTTAAGGACTCTGAGAATAGGTTAGGCTTATTCCACGAACTCGAAAATGCTAAGAGATTGGCCGATCAGTACTGGGGATTCAATGTTTACAACATAGAAACCAAGAAATTGGTATATAAACCCGCGATTAAGAAGTCTCAGGCTCTTGTCGGCGCTCTCTTATACATGGATAGGGTAGTTAGGCGAGAGATAACTGAGGGCTATGTTTGGAGATACTCTAATGGTTCCCTTAAAAAGGAGAATACGTTCGCAAAGGCCAGAGCCAACAATCTGAGAAATGTTAACTGTGTGGACGGAGTCCAGTGGGGTATTAAGATGAGTAAAATCACCACCGGCGATGGATTGTCATGGTATGGCTTAAATGGCGGATTTAGGTGGTTAAGGAAGGACTCCGAGGCTAGAGCGAAGAGATACTTTAATATTATTAGTTTTGATATGAAGCCTAAAAAAGCTATTAAATATGGTCTTTTACACCCGGGAGACACATGTACATTCTACGGGATGGCTCACACAAATTGTTATTTAGGGACTAAACCGGGTGAAGAGGGGAATGATTGGTTCTTTGATAGCGGTCATGCAAATTGCACTTGTGGAGGAGAAAGAGCCCCATTCCGGTGTTTCACTAAGAGATTGCCCTATAACGGTAAGATGGGCTTAATTTTACGCCCGATCGACGGTGTCTTCCGAGTCCAGTGTGGGGTATTTAATTCTAAGCTGCTGGCTAAGAGACGGTTAAATTTGGTTAAAAAGGCTGGTTTTGACGTTAAGTTGGAGAGAGACGGTAAGGAGTATGTAGTTCAGGCGGGTCTTTTTGATATAGAGGAGAACGCTATTAATCTATCTAGAAAAATAGATGAGGCTGGTATCCCTGTGTTAGTAAAAGAAATTTGATGTTTTATGTCTGGGGGTAATTTAATGGAGATTGTGTATAAAAGGCTAGATGAGATACGGCCTTACCCCAATAATCCACGACAGAACGCTAAAGCCGTGGCGGGGGTAGTTGAGAGCATTAAGAATTTTGGGTTCAGAGTTCCGATTGTTATAGATAAAGAGGGGACTATAGTATGTGGGCACACCCGCTATAAGGCAGCCCACCGATTAAAAATGGATAAAGTACCCACTGTATGCCCTGATCTTACTGAAGAGCAGACGATTGCGTACAGAATCATAGATAATAAGATTTCGGAGTTTTCGAGATGGGACGACGAGATGTTATTAGAAGAGATGTCAGATTTGGCAGACTCCTTTAAAATGGATGTCTTTGGTTTTAAGCCTCAATCACTCGAGGAGATGAACGAGGGGATTGTAGGGGACGATGAGAGCCCCACGGAGCTTCCAGCAGTTCGTTTGCAGGTCGAGATCCCCCCTAACTCTGTAATAGAACAGGGTAAAGAATACGACAAAATTTACAAGTATTATAAGAACCTCGGTATAGTATCCGGAGATGGGAGAGATGACGACTTAATTGGAAACGGTATGAAGTCCATGGCCGAGAAAATGGGTAGGGATCTTACGGGTACTTCAGTATTTAATCCGGTACTCTGCCACTGCATGTATAAGTGGTTCAACCGAGATGGTGGAATAATTTTCGACCCGTTCGCGGGGGGATACAGCCGTGGGATAATCGCCACTCACTTAGGATACGAGTATATAGGTATTGATTTGCGCGAAGAGCAGGTTGAAGTAGATCGTGCTAAGGCTGAGGAGTTGGAGCTGTCACCCACTTATATTTGTGATGACTCTTTAAATGCCGATGCTTATATAGATGATGAGACAGCTGACATGGTGATGACTTGTCCACCTTACTATGATCTTGAAGTCTATTCGGATGATGAGAGAGATCTGTCGGCTATGAGCCCAGATGACTTCTTAGATACGTATAAAAGAATACTTGAGATTGCATATAGGAAGTTAAAGAATAACTCCTTCTTCTGCATTGTAGTATCTGAGGTACGAGACAAGAAGGGATTTTATAGACGATTTGTACTAGATACCATTGATTGGTGTAAGTCACTAGGGATGAGTTTCTGGGATGAAATAATCCTGATTAATACGCCAGGAAGTAAAGCAATCAGTAGTCGACGCCCATTCGGTGTTAATCGAAAAGTAAGTTCTATTCACCAGAATTGTCTTGTCTTTTATAAGGGTAACCCACAGGAGATGGCTAATAACTGGGGAGAGGAGGCGATTTAATATGTCAAATAGAAATAGTGAAAAGAAGAATAAGTCTAAAGCGCCTCTGATGCCTACTTTTGAGGAGAGCAGTATTATAATTCTCCCTGTTAAAAATATTATACCCTACTCTAAGAACCCGAGGAATTATGACGAGACAATACCAGTTCTGATGGATTCTATTAGTAAGTTCGGTTTTAATGTACCGATTATAGTAGACAAGGATAATTTCGTGGTAGCAGGACACGCCAGATTGACAGCTGCAAAGCGATTAAATATGGAGGAATTGCCTTGTATTCGCATTAATGACTTAACTCCTCAGCAGATAAAGGCATTTAGGTTGGCGGATAATAAAGTAGGCGAGGCAGCTAAATGGAATGAAAAGTTATTAAAACTGGAGTTTGACAAGGTTAAGGACTTCGACTTTAAGCCATTCGGTTTTGAAGAAATTAGAGTAAAGGGCTTAGATGGTGGTAAAGAAGGCGCTCTAAAGGACGACTTTATTTTACCACCTTTCAGCGTAATTAACGGTAAAAGTCCAGAGGCAGCTGCATTAGATGTGAAGTGGGGAGCATTTCTTAAGCCGTATCCGGTTGAGTACCCCGCACACCTATTTAATGTACTCTGTCGGTGGTTCTCGCCCCTTGACGGGGTAATCCTTGACCCATTCCTTAAATTGGATACAAAGCGCTACATGTGCGGCTATATGGGCTATAAATATATGATTGATCCGCCCACTGACGGATCTAAGGTCGACATGGTATATCTTGACTTACTTAAGGGCGCAGTACCTGGGATGAGTTTAGAGCCTGTAGTAGTTGAGCGTATAAAGAACTCTGTAAATTGTTTAAATGATAACCGATTTGTAGTTGCTCTAGTGCAGGAGAGGCGCTCCGAGACCCACGGATTTTTATCTACTATTGGATCTGAATTGGAGTCTTTGATGGATGATCTTGGATTTGGTTATTATAACGAGATAATTTATAAGACTAAAAATCTTAATGATATAGATGAGAACCGAGAGAGGTTTAGTAAAAACCGTATAACTCCGTCGAGACATATGACGGTGATGGTCTTTTATAAAGGGGTAATAAAGGGGATCCGTGCAGACTTCAGCGCTGTAGTTAATGTGCCAGATGAGGGGGTGATTTGAGATGGCAAGAAATACATCTGGTCTAAAGAGGGGTAATCCTGCCACTCAGTTTCAAAAAGGTACTGAGAGGCAGAGACAGATCGCCCGCATGGGCGGTTTAAAGAGAGCTGAAAACGCTAGAAGGCGTAAAAACTTCGAAGAAGTGATACTTCAGGTAGCTAATATGAAAGTACCCTTCGAGGCAGCTATCGAAACTATGAAGAAACACGGTATTGCAGAGTCAGATCGGGATTATTTGACCATGATCACCCTAAGATCAGCGACTGAGGCAGCATTACAAGGTAATGCGCAGCAGGCGCAATTCTTTATCGAAAATTATCAAAAAGCCTTAGAACACTCAGAGCAGGCGGATGGTCGTAACTTTAGGATACCCGCAGAGCTACTGGGTAAGGACTTCATTGATATAAATAGGGAGATAAAGCCTAATAAAACCTATGTGTTTAAGGGAGGCCGTGGCTCTTTAAAGTCCACTTATATCTCTGAGAAAACAATCGAGTTGTTAATAAATAATCCTAAGATGCACGCATGTTGTATCAGAAAAGTCGGTAAGACCCTTAAGGACTCAGTGTGGGCACAGTTAAAGTGGAGTGTCGAGATGATGGGTCTTGCAGATGATTTCGAGTGTAAGAGGAGCCCACTTGAAATTGTATATAAACCCACTGGGCAGGTCATATACTTCAGAGGTGCGGATGATCCGGGGAAAATAAAGTCATTGAAACCACCGTTCGGTTACATTGGTATTTTGTGGATTGAGGAGCGAGATCAGCTTGCAGGACCTAACGAGGAAAGAAACATTAAGCAGTCATTGCTTAGAGGTGGTAAAGAGACCTATGATTTTGCATCATATAACCCTCCGAAGAGTAAGTCTAGTTGGGTTAATGAGCAGGAATCCGAGCCTAATCCGGATAGAATATACCATGAATCCAATTACATGAACGTTCCGAGGGATTGGTTAGGTGAGAGATTTCTTGATGACGCCGCCCATTTAAAAGAAATCAACCCAGATGCGTATGATAACGAGTACATGGGTATTGCTAACGGTAATGGCGGTAATGTTTTCGATAATCTTGTTAAGCGTGAGATCTCTGATGAGGAGATTAAGGGCTTTAATACGTTCTATATCGGAGTTGACTGGGGAAATTACCCAGACCCATATCACGCGATTTTGGCGGCTAATGATCCAAAAACCGGGACGATTTATATATTTGGTGAGCATCGCTGCATTAAAACAAGAAATGAGGACACTGGAGCCTGGTTATTAAATAACTGGAATGACTATTTAAAGTCTGCCCCATATGGCGCAGTTTGTGACTCCGCAGAGAATAAATCTATTTTGGACTACAATTCGATGGGCATTAAGGCACTGGCTTGCAAGAAGGGCGCAGGAAGTGTCGATTTTGGTATTAAATGGCTGCAGCTACGCAAGATTGTTATAGATCCAGTGAGATGCCCATACACTTATATGGAGATGAATAAATATGAATACCCGAGGGATAAGGATGGTAATCTTATAAGCGGCTATGTCGACAAGGATAATCACGCAATTGATGCTTTAAGGTATGCATTCTGTTTTGTTTATATGACTGAATTACCACGAAACGGTAAATATTATCAGGATAGTCCGAGTTCGGTTAATAGTAGATACACCTATTAAAGAAGTAGGAGGGGAGTCTAAATGTTTCGAAATAATATGGAGAAGGTGTTTCCAGTAGAGACATACCTAAGTTCGGCGATGGAGGGTGCTATCACCGAGTGGGAATACCTAGAGCAGGGAGTTCCAAAGCTATTAAATGGCTTCACTCCGGAGAAAAATGTACCAGATGACTTGTTATCTATTCGATTTCCTAATATGGTGGCGCATGAGCTCGCCACCCTAACCACTCAAAATATAGATGTTAGGATTGAGAGTAGGGATAAAATTCGTGCAGGATTGTTACAGAGCACCTTGGACAAATATTTTCTAACGGACTCTCTAAATGTAGTAGAGAGGATGTTAATGTTAGGCGGTGTGTTCTGTAAATACAATGGTGAGGGCTTTGATTACCTTGCCCCTGATCGGGTACTTGTGACTAATTTCGCTTCAGACGGTGAGATCTCTGGAGCGATTTTCTTTACTTATATTCAGAGGGGTAAGGATTTTTACACCAGAGCTGAGTGGCACCGATTTGAGGGCACTGATGAAGAGGGTAAGAGAGTATATAAAATTAGTAACAGAGCCTTTAAATCCAAGTTGCAGGGAGATGTCGGCAGACAGGTGAGTCTGAAGGAAGTTCCAGAATGGGCGTCAATTCTTCCAGAGGCAGAGTTCCACGGGTTAGTTAAGCCGCTATTTGTATATTTAAAAACGCCGATAGTGAATACAGTTGATACTTTATCTCCACTTGGTGAGTCGATCTTCCAAAAGTCTTTAGCTGTATTAAATATCTTAGATACGGCTATGAGTTCTCTTGGTAGGGAGACGAGCCAGTCTTCTCCTATGATGGTAATTGATTCGGTGAGCCTTCAGATGGCAAAGGACCAGGGTATTGAGATCCCGCCATTTGTACTTGCATTAGGGAAACCAGCGGTTGAGAACTATGTAGAGCAGTGGCAACCAAAATTGCAGACCGAGGAGCGATTAAAAACTATTAATTGGGCGATTTCTTATATAAGTGTTTCGGTGGGATTTGACCCCGGCCATTTCGCCTTTAATGGGAATATGGTGACAGTTAATACAGCTACGCAAGTAGAGGCATTGGAAAGACACACGATTAATACCGTACTTTCTTACCGTCAGTTATTTGACCGCCCAGAGAAGAACGGCCACGGTAGAGTCGGATATTTGCATGACATGGCTTACATCCTCGATGTTATGTACACGATGCACGGAACTCTGTCTGAGAATTATTTTGACGCCTATAAATTATATTCAGACTTCTCAGATCTGACTTCTAATGAGGAGGAGGATAAGGCATTTGACTTTAAATTAGCCGAGGCTGGCTATATTAGTAAAGCGAGGTTTCTTGTAAGGCACTACGGGGTAACCGAGGAAGAAGCTAAAGCTATGGTTGAGGAAGCTAAAGCCGAGGCAGCTGCTCCTGCTGCTGAGGCTGAGGTAGTTAATGAAGAGGTTAATCTGGGGGAGACCAGTGATGATGAACAAAATCAAGAAGGGAGATGATTAAATGGTTTCTTTAATTGGGCAGGATGCGTTTAATAAGACTGTAACTTTGTTTGGATTGTCCACGGATACAAAGCCAACTACTATTATGGACTTTAAAGGCGCTGAACTTACTATTAAAAATGGTAGTGTATTCTATGAGATTGATACCGCTGGACTTTTTATCTTCGATGAAGAGAACAAAAGTTGGATAGAACAGGAGTGATGTCATGATTTCACTTATAAGACAGGATAATTTTAGTAAGACTTTGTGGTTAGCAGGGACGAGTTCAGATACTAAGCCAGTTGATGTATTTAACTATAAGGGCGCAATTCTTCCAGTAACTAATGGAAGCGCCTATTTAGAGGTTGATACATCCACTTACTATGTATTCGATGCTGAAAATGGTGAGTGGGTTGAGCAGAGTTCAGGAGGCGGCGGGGGTATAGAGCCAGAGGGCAGTATAGAAATAACTGCGAACGGCACTTACAATGTTAAAAGAAAGGCGCAGGCAGTAGTTAATGTGCCTAATGATGTCGCATCTTTTATAGAGGCTACTCCAGCGGAGATGGTTAATGATGATGTTACGACTGTAAAGAAATATGCGTTTTACTATGCTGATAATCTAAAGAGTGTAAATTTTAAAAATGCGGCACATATAGGGGGTCATTCCTTTGATTATTGTACTAAGCTTGCTGATGCAAGCTTTTCTGAATGTACTGAAATTGGTGAAAGTGCGTTCGCTAATTGTTTTGTTTTAGAGACCATAAGTGCGCCAAAATGTAAGGTGATTGGTAGCTATGCTTTTGCGCAGTGTCAAAAATTGGCAAGTTACCAATTTGAGGCAGTTGAGACTTTGAGACACTCTGCATTTGTAGGTTGTAAATTACTATCAGATGTTAAGTTTAAAAAGTTAAACTCCACTGTTGAAGCTTCCGCATTTAATCAGTGTAAGGCATTGGTTAGTGCTGATCTTGGAAATACTACTGGGATAGGTAATTCTGTTTTTAAGTATTGTAGTGCTTTGACGACTTTAATCCTCCGTAAAACAGATGCAATCTGTACTTTAGGCCATGTGAACGCATTTGAGAGCACCGCGATCCAAGCGGGCAATGGATTCATTTACACACCAAGAAATCTAATTGATACCTATAAAGCCGCGACTAACTGGTCAATTTATGCAGCGTACTTCAGAGCCTTGGAGGACTATACGGTTGATGGTACTACTACCGGGGACTTAGATCCCTCAAAAATATAAAGGAGTGGTGATATTTTATGAATGAATTAGTAGCTGCCCTTCTCTTTCGTAAGTTAGGGGGTAAAGGGGGATTTCCAGAGCCGACAGGTTCTATTGATATAACTAAGAATGGTATAACAGATGTTAAGAACTATGCAGAGGCTAATGTTAATGTTCCTAACACCTATGCAGCATCCGATGTTGGTAAAGTAGTTGATAATAACGGCACTTTAGTATCTCAGACTTCTAAGAGTGTTACCGAGAATGGGACTTTTGATACTACAAAGAATAATTCTGTAGTAGTTAATGTGCCTAACCCATCTTCAGGATCTTTAGAAATATCCCAGAATGGCACTTACGATGTTACAAACAAGGCATCAGCTGTTGTAAATGTACCATCTGGTGAATTAAAGGAATACACTTCTAGTGAAATATCTAAAGGCACCTTTAAGGACTGGACTACATCCTTTAATGCCGGCAACACTTTAACGGTTGCCCTTGCGCCGACCGATGGAACTACAGTAGAAGTCGGGGATGAAGTACTTGTACACGGTGAGATAACGTCATCAGCGGGCGGATTTGCATATTATGTAACTGGCGTAGTAACTTCCATTGATTCCTTAAGTAAGCCTGTAATCACTGTAAAAGGGCTTGGACAGCCCTCTCCTATAGCTGATGGCCTTATGATTATAGCTTCTAATGGTTCTAGCGACGTAAGAGAATACTCTAGTGTTAGCGTAAATGTGCATGGTATAGGGACAGCCTTTGTTACGGAAAATGGAACTCATGACATAGATGGGTACAGATATGTTAAAGTAAATGTTGAAAGCGGTGGTGGGGATGTTAAAATACTGTTCGCCACTGATGCAACATATCAAGATCAACCCGTTCAAGGTAATTCTTGCAGCGCTGAAGTACTTAGTGTGGAGTTGAGTTCGTATAGTGAGGGCGATAAAGTAGTTCTTTATGGTGTTGAACCTAATAATACGGCAAAGAATTACCTAGTAGTAGGTACAATTACTTCTTTCAATTACCCATCTGCAGTTTACTTTGATGTTGATGAAGTAAGTGAGATCTCCTCAGGCGGAGGCGGTAAAGACGGTTTTGTAGTATTAAATAATGTAACCAGTAAGAGTACCCCTGAGGTGGGTGGGGAGCCTGTTTCTATATCTCCGGAATCAACGAGTGATATAAAGGGAGTTAATATAGGTGACTCACTGTTAGCAAGGGGGTATTTCGCAGAAGAACCTTATGTTCTGTTTGGTAAAGTAACTGAAAAATATGATGAGTATGTAATGGTGTCAGTTGAAAAGGCGCAGGCATCAGGTATTGATGGGTCGACTTGGGTACTTGATTGCAGCGCAGATGGTGAACTGATAGACGGGGAGTACATGACGGTAATATTAGCGGATAGTTCATCAGCTGCTGGCCTTAATCAAAATGACGGTTTAATTGGGCGATTAACCGCAAACGGTGTAGACTATGCGTTCTACGGTCAAGTGGACTCTGTAGTTGATCAGGAAAAAGGTGAGGTTCAAGTTATTTGTTTAGCCCACATGGAAATTCCATTTGCCTGATGTTCTAGTTTTCCCCAGATTTCTTACAGATTCCCAGAATTTCTAAGCCTTCGACTAAGAATCTATTTCTGCTGACTAAGATTTTTTTATACAATATGAAAGAGATACAAAGGCTTAAAGTGTTAAGGCTGACGGGGATAAAAAATAACATCTGGGGGAGTTAAGGACTTTCCCAGATGTTTTATTTTAACTAAAGGAGGTGATGTCATGGCACTCTCAAAAACCTATTTTATGGATAGATTGCGTAAGTTAAATACCCATGTTAACACGCCTAATTGTGAGTTGACTCTTGACTTCTCTGAAATAGGTGAGAGACTGGACGAGGCTCAATCCGCTTTAGATGAAATGGTATTAGAGGACATGATCCGCTACATGCCAGGTCGAAATGGTCGCCTAATTCAGGAGACGAGAGACTTAAACCGCGATAGACACGGAGAAATAGTAGTTTACCCGCCAGATTTGCCATACGGTCACTATCAATGGGAGGGCGAAAAGTATGTCAATCCTAATGGAGGACCTAACTATAAGGGTAATAAGTTAGTTCCATCAGGCGAAGCCCTTCATTACCCCTCAAATCCGCAAGCTGAAGCCCATTGGGAAGAGGCAGCCATTCGAGATAATAAATCTAAGTGGCTTAATGCTATCCAGAAAATGTTTGAATAACCTTATTTAAGTTTATAAGCTCTGCCTTGATAACTGCTATTTCAGGGTGGAGCTTTTTTATACCCACTCTCTAAACTGCCCCTTGCTGCCCTTGATTGGCAGATTTGCGGGACATTAAAATTTTTACTTAAATTAAAATGAAGAGACTTGTCAAAATATTTGATTTTTGGTATAATTCAGTGTAGAAAATGAATATTTTTACGCTATAATTCATTTTTATTTAAATTATAACTGGGTGGTGTAAAAGCGCATACCAAGCCCCCAGTTGGAGGAAGCGGTGCGATTCCGCTCCCAGTTTTTCCACCGTAAAGAGCGGTTTATCTCTTTAAATTTTATATGTTGTACTACAGGGTGGATCTGTTTAACTCCACTTCATTTGTAGAGTTTCCAATACTGCCGACAGGCAGTTTAAATTATATGTTATGGGGGATAAAGAGATGAAAAATATTGAGCAGATATTAAAAGAGTTTGGAGTAGAAGTAGACGAGGCAACCTTAGCGAATATTAATAAGGCAGTCGCAGATAACTACAGAACCGTAACAGATTACGGTAAGCAGGTATCTAAGTACAATGCACTGGTAACCGAAAAGGCCAGCATTGAGACTCAGTTAGCAGATGCTAATGCACTTGTTGACAAGTTTAAGGATGTTGACGTCGAGGGGTTAAAGGCAGAGGTAGCGGACTATAAAAAGAGAGCCGAGGACGCTGAAGCTAATGCAGCGGCTCAGATCCGTGAGAGAGACCAGAGAGACTATCTCAAGGCTGAGTTCGATAAGCTGGGTATAACCTCCCCACGTATAAGAAAGTCTTTGATGGCCGACATAATGGACGAAAAGGACGGACTTAAGTGGAAGGATGGCGCTTTTTATGGTTTAAGTGACTATTTAGCAGCCGAGAATGAAAAAGACCACTTCTACACCACAGAAGAGGAGCAGGAAGAGGGTAAAGAGCAGGAAGAATCTACTAAAAAGGTTCCGACCTTCACCACACCGTCTAAGGATGGTACTGATGCTCCTAAAAAGAAAGAAATTAAACGGTTTTTCTAATTTTGTAAAGGAGGGGATGATATGCCTCGTGTAGCATCATTGAATATGCTATTAGAGACGACCGGCACTGACTACCTCGCTGAACTGTATGGGCAGGTTATCGAGAATGTCAGCCTCGGAGCGGCTTCAGTAGCTATTAAAAATTATGAGTTATCGGGTGATCCCGAGTCTGGTAGTGTTGAGGCGAAGAGATTCGCTAATGCAACGGCTAAAAACTATGGAACCGCCAGAACAGCGGGTCATGGCGATGGAGTTGTTGCCCGACCAGTTCCAGTTCTGATTAATCAGGATAAGGAGATAGTTGAGGAACTCCAGAATAAGGATATTCGTCTTTATGGAGTAGATGGGGTACTTGACCGGAGAGCGGCTAATCATGCGCAGGTGATGATCTCTACACTCGATACTGACTTCTTCGCAGTCGCAGTATCTGAGGGTACTGAGTTTACCCCGACTGAGGCAGCTGTTGCTGATCAGGTAGAAGAGTGTATTGAAGCAGTTGAGGGTACAAAGAATGCATTCGTTGATGGCGTGCCTAGAGCGATGATTTCTGTAGTTGCCACTCCGACTGTTTACGGAGCTATTAGAAAGTACTTACAGAGTACTACACGCCATAACTTCGCAACCGGAGAAGAGGATGAATTCCTTGAGTATAACGGTTGCAGAGTATTTAAGTCGGTACACTTACCGGTTAATGGTGATTCGAAATGCCAGTTCTGTGTAATGGCAGACGGTTCGATCGCCCAGCCAGTTGTGTCAGATGGCTATCAGGCAGAGAGAGTACCACAGACAAATGCGTTTTCAGTGGATCTTTTCTTTAGTTATGGTACTAAATGCGTGACTCCAGACCTTATAAAATACGTAATGTCTAAGTGATAGGCTGAATAAGCCTATGAATGGTTTGGGTTAATAATGACGTCTGGCTATCAGGGGTACTCTGATGGCCAGAAAAAATATTTAATCAATCGGAAAGGGCGGTAGATACGGATGTTAGTGACTTATGAGTTCTATACAAATACCTATAACGGTTCATCCGTATTGGAGAATGACTTTCCTAGGTATGAAAAGTTAGCTGAATTGTTTCTAAATAAAATAACTTTTGGGCATATTGTAGTCAATGATGGCGCATATGGGCAAATTATTAGAGGAGTGTTTACTCCGCTTACTGAGGCTGAATTAGAGGCCTTGCAGTACGGGGTATGCAACTGTTTAGAAACAATTCAGCGACTTTCTAAAGCTGAGGACGATGCTGTAAGTGGTAGTAGTTCAGCCTCGAATGTTAAGTCTCGGACATCAGGAGGCGAGTCCATCAGCTATGAGAGTAAAAAAACCGTGTACGACGAGGCGCTAGCCAGTGAGGATAAAAAGACTGTTTTACTTAAGAACGCTTTACTGGTCTATGCATTCCCCGATGTGTTTTTACAAAATAGCGGGGTGAACCCATATTTCGCAGGTCGATGGTGATGAGAGCGGGGAGATGATGTTAAATGGGTGATGTTTTTTATATAGACACGGTGACAATTTTTAATAGAAATACCACTAAAAATACCTTAGGAGTAGATGAAAAGTGGTTTCCCACGGTCATTCGTAATGTGCGCCTGCTTGTAAGTAGGGGTACTAATATAATGAAGAGCGGCCTAGAAGCCGCAGATTCCGCCCGATTGCATATAGATGACGAGTTAAGCTCGTCAGATAAGCCCTTTAAAGTCAGGGCAGAATGGGATTCATTAACAGATGCGAAGAAGTCAGAGTATTGGACTCTTGACTCAGATAAGGGGAGTTTCTTTATAGAGGGTGATCACTCAGGGGATGAGGTCACCAGTAACTTCTTCGAAGTTATGAAAAAGAAATATAATAACTGTTTTAGAATCTCATCAGTTGATCGGTTTGGTTTAATACCCCACTGGGAAGTGTGGGGAAAGTAAAGGAGGTAGTGTTAAATGCCTAATAACAATAGTAATGCTACCCCACTGTCATCCTCCGAATATAAGCGGGTCGGAGCCCTAATCTATGATAGGGTATGCACTTATCCAAGTCTCCCCGCCGAGTGCGAAGTGGATTATCAGGGGATAAATGGTATAAATCACATCGGATTTTTAACCGTCCCGGGAGGAAAAATAACTAAGAAATATGTAACTGGAGCCTATGAAGCCCAGTTACCATTTGAGATTTTATTAAAAACGATGCCGACCGATAACAATCTCAGTTTTGAGGCTGAGAGTTTAGTAGATGATATTGCCGATTGGTTAGAGCAGCGGCCGTATCCAGCGTTATCAGATGATAGGGTAGTAGTTCAGATTTTAATGGACTCTACTACATATCGAAGTGAGGCACAGGATGATGGCTCAATAGTGTTTGTACGTAATGGTTTAATTTTATACGAGAAGGAGTGATACTATGGCTAGATTATTGCGTGGTCGTAGAGCAGCTTGGTTAAGGTTCGGGGACACAGGCGCTTATACCTTACTTGGAGTACGCGAGGAAGACCTTTCGATAGAAAATAATCCGGACGTTGAAAATAGTAAGGATGTTACAGGAGCCGCCTATGTAACCCACTCAGGCTACAATCCGCAGACCTCATTGGAGTACACGGCGGACTCTGATGACTCTATTTATACCCAGATTGAAAAGATTAATAATGAGTTGCTGAAGGATGATGAGAATTGCACTTTCGAGATGTTAGTTGCAACTCTTAATGATGAGGTAGTTAAAGGCAACACCAAGGCTTTAACAGGTACAGGTTATAAGGTAAATGTTAAAGTTGCTGTTACAAGCTCTGGTGGTGATACTTCAGGCTATCACATCCCGTTCGATCTGTATGAGGATGGAGCCAGAACCCCGGGTACTGTTGCAGTTTCCGCAGGAGATATTACAAATCCGACTTTCACAGCTGCATCAGGCGGCTGATTGATGGGCGACTAATAGTAGTTAAATGTATTGGAGTGTGGAGTAAAATCCGCACTCCAATTTGTAAAAAGAAAGACTCTGG